ATCAATTCAGCCGCAGTTTTGTATAGATCAGAAGTTTCTAGATCTTTTTTGGTAGCCAATAAATCCAAAGCAGTAGCATGAATCAAAGATTCAGATTCTGGATTATTGTCTATCATACGACGCAATTGACTACGCATATTAGAAGGAAGCGAGTGTAATTTATTAAGCTCAGAAATAGTTAGAGCAACATTAGGAACTACAACCGTATTTACATCATGAACAGCCGCCACAGTTTTTGGTACACCAGCGGCGAGTGGTTCCGCCAAAACACGACGCACAGTATGATGTGCACGCGCGGATTCCGTTGGAATAACCACAGGATTGAATGGATACGATCGAACGACAGTCGGCAAATTTAAACAAAAATCAGTACCAGCCGAACGTTCAACAATAACATTTATAGATGAATCCACAGTTGCAGGAAAAACCATCTGATTGACAATATCAACACCAATGGTACCAAGTGAAGTGGGATTCACATGGACATTTAAAAATGGATGAGGCCAAATATAAGGAACCTCAAAAGTAAAATGATTTGTGTCCTTCAAATCAATAATTTTAGAATAGACCGCATTGCGATCTATCGTGTCGGTTATAAGTGAAGCAGGAGAAAACCAAACACGAACCCGGAGTGAGTGAAAAGTAGTTTTCACAACACGAAAATGATAAATAATTGAACCACGCCATTTTGAAAATGGTTCAGAATGAAAATGAATGTAATCAACATCCAACGATCCATCAGCATTTGGAGTAATAGCAGTCTGTGGCTGCACAAGTTTAGACCAAACATTGACACCAGAAGCCTGGTTTGAAATTGGAAATCGATCATGATAACAAGGAATTTGTAAAACAGAATTTATATTCATTTCAGAAGAAGATGTTTGACCCATATCAGTAGAAGGCAACACATTACTAGAAAAGAGTGACATAATGTGTGCATTATTAGTATCAGAAGATACAGCCATATTAGGTAAAGCACGAAGCTTCATATTTTGGGTGCGATTATTTTCAGAATTCATTTGAAAACGAAAATTACCG